CACATCGGCCACCGCCTGGGCGCCGCCGGAAAACTCCACCTTGTTGGCCTGGAACAGCGGGTTCGCGTGCGTCAGCGTGCCGTCGCCGTAGAACGTGTGCAGCTTGCCGAAGGCGGCAAACAGGCCCTTGGTGCCGGGCTCCAGGTCGGCCACCTTCACTAGGCCCGGCCGCTTGCTTGTGGCCAGGCCCGTGGTGACGTGGGCGTTCTTCATCTCCAGCAGCCGGTTGGCATCGCTGACGCTCGCGCCCTTGCGCAGGTCAATGCCCAAGTCGAAGCGGTCGAAAACAATCTTGGCCAATCTCGGCTCCTGAGTAGTTGTGATGCGCGGTTAAACAGGAACAGGAAGAGAGCCGGGGCGCTCAGGACCGAAGCCGGCGTAATCCACGATAAGGATGTCGGTCGCGGCGGCGGTGGTGGACTCTGTCGCCCGGATTGACGGGACGACACTGCTGGTGGATGGGTTCGGCCACTCGGCGGTTGTTGCTGTCCAGTTGCGCACAACCTCGCCGGTTCCAAGCACCCAGATGACAAAGCGGATTTCTGTGGCGGAAATCCAGTCGATGTCCAGCACGTAGTTCGTGTTGGATGTGAGCGTCACAGGTGCCGGGTCTACGACCTCCGGGTTACCGCTGATAAGCCGTCGTGCCCGGCAGGTCGCCACAAGGCCGACGATTTCAAGGAATGCGAAGTTGTTGGCGAGCGCAGTGGCAATGCTGTTGCTGATGCCGATGCGTGCCGTTGCCGTTGCAATGCCTGGGGTGCGAAACACGTAGCGCATGGCGAACCCAGCGCCGACAAACAGGCCAGCCGCTGTTGCCAGTTGGTAACCACCACCCGCAGTTGTGCTGCTCCGAAGTGCCACAGCACCAAATAGTGGCGCTGCCGCACCGGTCGGCAGGGCTAGCGTGCCAGAAGACACTGCGCTGACACCAAAAGGCACGACGCCTGTCGCGTTCGCGGCGTGTGCGAAGTCGTTGAAAATCCAACGATGCTGGGCAAACGTTCCAGCACTCCCGCCGCCACCGCCGCCTGACTCGTCTTGCCACGCAGTGGCGTAATCGGCGCCAGATACCTTCTTCAGCACCTGCCCGGCAGTGCCACCGGCAGGAACGCCGACACCAGCGGGCCCGATGGGTCCATCTTCGCCTTGCGGTCCTTGCGGGCCGGCCGGGCCTGCAACACCTTGCGCGCCTGCCGGGCCTTGTGGTCCGGTCGCTCCAGTGGCACCCGCCGGCCCTTGTGGACCTTGGGGGCCGGCCGGGCCTTGATCGCCCGTATCGCCCTTTGGACCAGCGGGGCCCATTGGCCCCTGCGGACCCTGCGGGCCAATATCGCCAGCGGGGCCTTGGTTGCCCTGCAGCCCTTGAATGCCTTGAGGACCAGCAGGACCGGCAGGACCGGCAACAGCAGGCACAAACAAACCGGAGTCGCTTCCTGTGGTCAGCACGTTACCGGCATCGGCACTGATGCTGGCAGCCCCGCCACCAGAGCCGGGCGGGCCTTGGATACCTTGCGGGCCTTGCAACCCCTGCGGGCCAGGATCGCCTTTGTCGCCCTTCGGTCCTTGCGGACCCTGTGAGCCGGGATCGCCCTTCGGGCCTTGCGGACCTTGCGGCCCTGGGTCGCCTTGCGCGCCGCTCGGGCCAAGCGGCCCCTGCGGTCCCGGAACGCGCACGTAGTCGCGCAGCGCCCGGATGTCTCGACCCAAAGCGCCGGCCAGACTGCCAAGCTCCTGCTCAAGTTGCGCGTTGGTCTTCGGCATGATCAGCTGCCCGCCTCTTGCTCGTAGATTTGGGTGGCGCTGGGCACATACACAAACGTGCTGCCCTTGCCGCCTGCGGGCGGGTTGTTGCCCGGGCGCACGCTCTTGTGGAAGAACCGCTTGTTCTCCTTCTGGCGGCCCTTCTCCTTGGCCAGCATGTTCTGGAAGCTGGTGGCCGCTGCCTGCGCATCGGGGTGGCGGTAGTGCGCCTTCGCGTTGGCCAGGGCGTACAGAAACACCAGGCGGTCGGGCACGCTGGGCCGGTCGCTGGCGCGGTCAAAGCGCGCGCGGTCGGCCGTGTACTCCACGATCATGTCGTATGCGGCATCGGGAATCGGGTACAGCTCGATCTGCCCGTTCAGGTGGTCGTACTTGGTCGGCTGGCCGGTCAGTGTGGAAAAGCTCCGGTCCGACTCGGTGATGCCTTGCGTCAGCGGCTCGCGGATTTGATCACCCACCTTCACCCACACCGACAGCACGCGGCCCGGGTCGATGCCCTCGTCTTCCTGGTCGTTGTGCCAGTCGTACAGGTAAGAGCCGGCCACCAGCTGGATGGTGGTCTTCTTGCGCATGGCGGGCGGCTCCAGCTCGCCAAACACGTAGTCGTGCGCTTCCTGCAGGAAGCTCTTGATCACCGTGTCGTTGTTCTTGCTGGCGCTGCCTTGCGTGACAAAGCCCAGCCGCGCGCGCAGCTCGGTCATCAGCTCGCCCAGCGTGCGGTAGCGTTCGGTCAATCCGTTCATGTAGGCCTCACGAAGTGGTCAGCACGATGCGCAACTGGCCGGCCACCAGCTGCAGCTGCGCATTGACGCTGGTGCGCCCGATCAGGCTGGCGGTCTTGGTCGTGTTGTCGATGCTCGTCACCGCACCGTCGGCACCGTCTGCACCGGGCAGGCCTTGAATGCCCTGAATGCCTTGGATGCCCTGCAGGCCTTGCGGACCTTGCGGGCCTTCCGGTCCTTGCGGTCCCGTGTCGCCGGTCTCGCCCTTGCCGAATTCCTTGCCCGTGGACCAGTCGCCGCTGGTGTTGGACAACTTGAAGTACAGGAATCCGGTGTCCATGGCCAGGAAGCTGAAGCCCTTGGGCTGCAGGTCGTACAGGCCACGGTTGGCGAACAGGTCGCGCGCGTTGGCGCTGAAGGATGCCCCGGTGTCGCCCTTGGGCCCTTGCACGCCTTGCGGACCCTGCGGGCCGGCCGGACCTGCCGGACCTTGCGGGCCGACGGGGCCGGTCAAGCCGTCCACCACGTCGGGCGCCAGGCTGGCCAGCGTGACGATCGCATCCTTCAGGGTGCCATCGTCGTTCTGCAGCAGGGCCGCATTGGCGCGCAGCGCGTTGATGCTCAGCGCTGCCTTGTCCAGCTCGGCATTGATCGCGCCGTGGTCGGTGCGGTCCGGGTTGTTCTCCAGGAAGTTCTTGGTCCGGTTGTAGGCGGGTGCTTGCGGCATGCTGTCCTCACTTGATCTTGATGTGGTCCCAAGCTGCCACCACGGCCGTGGCCAGCGCGCCGATCCACAGCAGCGGCTTGGCCACCTTGGCCAGCCACTCCAGCACCGTGAAAGCGCCCTGGGCGGCTTTGAACGCATCCACCATGCCGGCGGTGTTGGCATCGATGTTGTCCACCTTCTGCTCGACGGCGATCAGGCGCTCGAAAATTTCGCGGTGGGTGACTTCGTTTTCCATGCTCACAGCTCGTTGTCGCAGGCCCAGGTGCCGGATGCCGTGCCGTGGTTGTTGGTCACGGTGGTGTTGAGGAACAGAGAACACTGGTCAATGCCCGGGTTCGTTGTGGCCGTGCCGCCGGCGTAAGGCGTCGGGATGCCGCTCACATAGAGCTGAATGCTCCCGTAGGCCATCACGTAGCCGTTTGTGCGCTTGGTGGCCTTGAAGGCGATCGGCAGCATCATGGCCGTCAGGAAGCCGCTGCTGGGCGGCAGGTACAGAGCCGGCACCAGGCCGGTCTCGAAGTACCGCTGGCACAGCAGGCGCTCCAGGCCCTGCGGGCGATCCTCGAATGCCGTGGCCACCGTGCCCAGCTCAAACTGCGGCTGGCTGACTGTGCCGCCGCTGAAGCGGATGGTCAGGTTGTTGCCGCCCGTGACCGATACCGTCCCACCCTTGGCCACCGCCACGCCGCCCACGGTTGCTGTGGCCGTGCCGGTCCAGTTCAGCACGTAGGTGCCCGTCACCAGGTTGATGCCTTCAATCACCTGCTCCATGCCACCTGCGGGTGCCGTGCAGGTGAACACGTTGCCGGTCTGGCTGTAGCTGATGGACTGGCCGGAAGTGACGACGCGCCAGCGGTCCAGCGTGTACTGGTTTGCAATGCCGGTGGCCGTACCGCTGACGTAGCCGCGCTGGTTGACGCGGAAATCAGCGTTGATCAGTTTGTTGCGGAATGCGGTCAGAGCTGCTTGAGCTTCAGGGTTCAGGAGTTGGTACGGTACTCGGGTGGTCATCAATCAACGCATGTGCGCCTCGCTGGTCAGATGAACGGATTGCCGTTCGCAATTTCAAACCACCCGATCAGCACAGCCCCACCCGCCACCGTTGCCAGCGCATCCAGCACTTCAGGCGTGCCGTGCCCGCGCATGTCTCGCAGTTCCTTGCCGATGGCTGCAATGCAGACCGCAAGCATGGCGGGGAAAATGCCGAAGGGGTAGAGGATGGCGGCTATGGCGATGCCTGCCAGGAGGTGCAGGAGTTTGTCAGTGGGCATGGTGTTACCCCAACCGCGTGAGCACCCAGTCCCACGTTGTTGTGCCGTAGCCCGATCCGACAACAAGCTGAATAGACAGCCCGGACATTGTGATGTTCATGTCCAATGCGCCGCCAGTCGTGTTGCTTTGCGCGATGCGAACGGCTCCCGCCGAATTATTAAAGGCCATCACATACGCGGCCACACTATTTGACCCAGACCCAGACTGTCTCACAGTGATGAGATAGCTTTGATTGACCGCGCTGCTGGAAAGCGTTGTCAGCGTTGTGGTTGAACTCGCACCGGCCGAAACTTGCCCACGACTCAAGAAATTTTGGCTTGAGTTATTAACGTTGGTGTTGCCAATCGTCGTATTGGTGAGGGCGACGTTGTTCAGCGTATAAGCTCCGCCGAGTCTCTTGAAGGAGCCAGAAAGAGTGCCCGTCGCCGGGTTCCATACCGTGGCGCTGGCATAACGGATCAGGTTGTCATCAAACACCCAGCGCGCAGCGTTTCCGCCCTCGACCGCATATGGCACCGTTGACGAGCCAGAAATGTCAAAAACGTTCCCGGCGATCACACCATAAGAGGTTGTGTTGTCTATCAAGATTGCGGCGCCCTCGGTGCCTGCCGCTATGCTGGTCGCGTACTCGCTGAATGTGTTGCCGGTAATGTTGACCGGCAAGCAGTTAGAACCAATGACCACCACGTTCTTCGTGCACTGGCGCACGACGTTTCCATTGATAGTCAGATTCAGGGTGTTGTCCGCCCGGACAAAGTTTTGCAGATGGCGGGCAGCCGTAGGCGATGTGAAGCCCAAGACCGTAGCGCCTGTGATCGTCACATCGCGCGCGTAGGTACTGTCGATCCCGATGTTGATGCGGTCACTTGTTTGTTCTGCGCAGACCAAATGGATAGCTGCTATTTGCACCTGCTCAACGCGGCGGCTGGCCAAGCCCGCGATCTTGATAATCGGTTTCGGGTTGACGTTGATAGTCTCGCCTGCGTACAGGTTGACGATGCTTGTGTTGATGTGGTTGGTGTCGGAATCAAAGGGGGAAAGTTCAACGCAACACTCCGTCCCACCATTGGCCCACACATTTGTCAACCGATTGCCGCCCGCAGCCAGACGCAAAGGGACAGGACCGCGCGTGAACTCTGAGGACTCAATCGAGCCATCCGAATACAGGTGGGCTCCGCCGCCCGTGGCGTTGTCACAGCGGACAAACAATCGCCGCCAGCGTGCCAGCCCTTGCTTGTTGTAGATGCCCCACTCGGTGGCGTTGTAAACACCAACCGCATCCAGCGACAGGAACGCGCCAAACTCGCCGTCAATACCCTTGGCGCATTTGTTTTCACAGTCCAGGCGCATCAGCTCAAAACTGATGTTGTCCGCGCCGTTGGCGAGCTTGAAGATGTGCGCTTGCCCGGCGTCGCGTGCCGTGAAGCGGGTTTTGCGGGTCTTGCCGTAGTGCCAAAATCCTGCGCCGCGATAGGTGGCACCCGCAGCGGCGGCAGGCACGGTCAACGGGCCGACGAGATAGTTGGCATCCGCGAACAGCAACGACTTGTTGGTGTTCAGCGCCGCTTGAACCGGCGCCGTGTCATCCGCCACCCCGTCGCCAACTGCGCCAAAGTCCTCCGGTGTCACAGTTTCGCGTAGCTTGGATTGAGTGGACCGCAAAACAGATGCAGCGCCCGCCTGAACAAACCCAACCAGTGCCGCACCGGCGCTCGACATCACGCGCGCAATGAAGCCTTGGACTGTGGTAAACAAGCTGCCGCTTGATGCGTCGCTGGCTGCCAGCTTTGTGGCTTGGATGCCTGCATCGCTGGCCACCTTGTCGTCGGTCACACTGCCATCGGCGGGCACGTTCAGGCCCAGCGCTTCCAGATAAGCCACTTCGACCGACTGCACACCCAGCGGGATCGGGCTGGTGAAGGTCAGCGTCATGCCGCTGGTGGTGTACTGGTCGTTATGCTGCACGGCCGCGTCGAAGAACACGAACACGTTCTTGGCCGTCACCGGGTCAGAGGGCAGCGTCAGGGCTGTGGTCACGCCAGGGGTGAAGCCGGCGCCCGCTGTGAAGATCGGGCGCTTGAACTGGCCCGATGGCGTGGCGTTGGTGAATCCGGGAATGCTCGCGTCGTAGGCGCGGAACAGCTTGGCCGAGCTGTTGTAGTAGAAGTCGCCGCTGTTGAGCGGCTGGCCGTTCAGGTCCGTGGCTGGGTCGGCTGTTTGCGCGCCCAGGTACAGGCCGTTGAAGATGGTTTGGGCAGCTGTGGCGGCCCCTGCTGCGCTGTTGGCGGCGTTGGTGGACGACTGCGCCGCTGAGATGGCGGACGCATTGGCCGCGTCGCGTGCACCGGTGGCGGTGACAGCCGCCAGCGTGGCCTGACTTGCTGCGGTCTGCGCATCCTGCACCGAATCGTTCAGCTCTCCCTTGACCGCATCGAAGGCCGAAGGCGCCAGCTGCTCAGCGCCAACGATGCCATTGGCCAGGCCGCCGTCGTCGCGCTGGATCAGCGCCAGGTTGTCCCTGATCTGGTTGATGGACAGCGCAGCCGCGTCCAGCTCCGCATTGATCCCGGCGTGGTTGGTGTCATCACCATCGCGCTCGGTGAAATCGACTTCGCGGTTGAATGCTTGCGGCTGCGCCATCGTGCTGCTTCCTTACTGTGCGGCCTCTTCGGTCTTGTCGGCCTTCTCGGCCTTGGGCTTGCCGGCCTTGACGGCGGACTTCTCGACCAGCTCGGTCAGGCGCTCACCGCCGTCGTCGCCGTAGACCTTGATGACCTTCTGCGCGCCGTACTTGGCGCTCAGGCGCTCGAACTCGCCGGCGGCATCCACTTCGAGGGTGGCCACGGTCTTGTCGCCGTTGACGTTCTCTTTGCCGAACATCTGCCGCAGCATGGTCAGCTCGTAGGGCGGAACGGTCACGGGGGTGATGGTGTTGGCGTCACGGCGCACCATGACCTCCACCAGGGGAACGTTGATCTTGCTCATTGGGTTGCTCCAGGGGATTGCAGAACCCCGGCTCTGGGCCGGGGCTCGGGGCTGGCGATCAGGCGATGGCCAGGACGGCGTGCGCGTTGGCACGGCTGATGGACAGCGCGCAGCGCAGGTTCACCATGGCGTACATGGCCAGCGTGTCGTGCGGGCGCACCGGCGTCACGATGTCCATGTCGTCGTCGCGGTACTTCATGAACTTGGTGTTGATGAAGTAGGCGCGCTTGTTCCAGGACACGGTGGCGGTCTCCAGGGTCTGCAGCTCTTCAAACTGCGGGTCCCAGATGATTTCCACGCCCTTGAAGTACAGGCCCGTGTTCACACCGCTACCCACACCGGCGTCCAGCGTCTTGACGGCGCCGGCGTTCGCGTTGTTGGTGACGGTGATTTCCTTGCGGTAGGCGTCGATGAAGTCGCCACCGGCCAGGATGAAGTCCGGGCTGCCGCCGTTCTTGATGCACTTGCGCCAGTTGACTTCCATGGCCTGGGCCAGGGTGCCCACCGATGCGGTGCTGATGCCGGTCTGGGCGTTGTTGCGCCAGTAGGTGGCGGTCGCGCGGTCCAGGCCACCCACGGTGCCGGTGGTCGGCGCGGTCGAAACCAGCACATCCAGGCCCACGATGGCGTCGGCGTCGGCCGTGCCGTTGCGGTGCAGCTCCAGGTCCAGCTTCTGCATGAAGCCTTCCTTGAGCGATTCCATCTGCTCGTCCAGCAGGTTCAGGAGCTGCACCTTCTCGTTCTGCTCCAGCTTGTAGGCGCCACGCTCGCCCTCGCGCACCTTGATACCGTTGCCGAACAGGCGGTCGTAATCGAGGTACAGGCCGTCCACGGCACGGCGCCATGGGAAGCTGGCCTGCTCGGTGGTGTTGCGCTTGTTGAACACCACCGCGTCCTCGCCGTAGGCCCAATTGAAGTTGGAGCCGTAGGTCTTGCGGACGTTCTCGACGATGTTCTGTTTGGCGCCCAGGAAGGTCTTGCGGCCTGCCATGAGCTTCTTGAGAAGGGGGCGCTCCGTGGCGATCTGGTCCACGGGCATGTTGCGCAGGTACTCGTCCAAGGAAACCTTGGCCAACTCCTGCAGATCACCGGCTGAAATAGGCATATCACTGCTCCGAAATGAAAGGTTGAAAAACACCTTCCACACCGTCCACGCAGACCATCCCGTGTGTTCAGCGGCTCAGATTCCCGGCGCGACTCGGGTACGGCTTGATCTGATGCGCTTGGTCCTGCAGGACGCGACCCCTGCAATGCAGCGACAAATTCGGTGGGCACCACATGGGCATGCCGGCTGATCCGCTGCGGGAGGCGATCCCCGCTTACGCGCCTTGCGGACCAGTCAGCACATCCATGCGGAACTGGCAGCCGAATTATTGGGGGCTGTCAATACCTCGGCGGACTTTTGTTCACAGCCCCATGCTCTCCAGCCGCTGCGCCACGCGGTCGATGGGTGCGGCAGAGTTGGCCGCCGGCGTGCCCAGGGTGGCCGGGCGCGAACGGATCGGCTGCGGCGCGCTGGCCTGGCGCGGCACCTGGATGTTGTCGTACATCATCTTGACCGTGGCGGCCCACTGCTCGGGCCGGTAGGTGCTCACGAAGGCCTGCAGGTTCGCCGGGTTCTTGAAGTGCTCGGTGATGACCTTCATGCGGGCCGGGTGGTCCACCTCGTTGGCGCGCGTCTGCAGGTAGGCTTCCATGGAGTGCGCGGCCTGCTGCACCTGCTGCTGGAAGGCCTGCTGCTCCTGCGCGCTTTGCTGCTGCACCTGCTGGCGCTGGGTCACTTCGGCCTGCTGCTTGCGGTACTTGGCCAGCTCCACCGCGCGCTCGCGGGTGATTTCCATGTTGTCCACCGCCTGCTTCAGGTCGTCGTGCCCCTTGAGCAGGTCCACACCCGGCGCTTCCACACCCAGCTTGGCGTACAGCATGGTGCGCTGGTTCTCCACCATCTCCAGCGCCACGCGCAGATTCTTCTCGTCGCCGCTGTTCATCAGGCGGCCGAACTCCAGCGTCTGCGCGAACTCCTGCGGACTCATGCCGGTTGACTTCACCAGCTCGCGGAACTCGGTGATGTCCTGCTCCAGCTGCTTTTTCTCGGCGAACACCTGCTTGATGCGCTCCTTGCCGCGCTCGGACTTCACGCCCTCCAGCAGCTCGGCCTCTTCCTGCTCGGGCGCCTTGGGCTCGGCCGGCTTGGCTGCGGCGGGCTCGGCAGGCTTCTCGCTCTCGGGCTTGGCCGCTGGCTTGGCCGCGTTGGGGTCGTCGGTCAACTCGTCCAGGAAGGCGGCCATCTTCGAGCCGGCAGGCTTCGCCTGGTCGTCGGCCGGCGCATCACCGGCGGGCTGGTCGGCCGGCGCATCGTCCGCGGCGGCTTCGGTCGGGGCGGGCTCGGCCGGTGCATCGTTGCCGATCGCATCCATGGCGGCCTCGATCGCGCTGCCGCCACCCAGATCACCGCCGGCGTCGTCGGCCGGCTTCATCAGGCGGGAAAACAGGCGTTGCTTCCAGATTGGCATGGTGGTTCCTTTGTCGTGGTTGGGGATTCGGTCACATGGCGGGCACAGCACCCGGCACAGGCATGGCCGGCATCGCAGGCGGCTGCGGCTTCTTCGGGATGAACTGGTCCGCCTCCAGGCGCTCGTCAAAGCGCTTGAGGGTTTCGCGCAGCAGGTTGATCAGCGGCTCGGCGTCCATGCCTTGGGACTGCACCTGCATGATCTGCGTGACCAGGCTTTGCACGATCGGCAGCACCTTGGTCCAGGCCTCTTGCTGCTCCAGCTTGTCCGGGGCGCCCGTGGTGCCGGCCCTGATATTCATTTCGATCATGTCGAACACTTCTTCGCGCGACAGCTCGGGCCAGTCGTAGGGCTTGATGGCCACTTCCATGGGCATGCCGCCGGTCTGGATCACCTGGGTTTCCGGCGGGCCCATGATCCGCTCGACCTGGGGCGGCGTCAGTTCGAACAGCAGAATCTGCGCGGCGTACTGGGCCAGCTCCTGAAGCCAGTCCTCCACCTGATCACGGAACTCGCTCACGCGGCCGCTCAGAGACTGCTGCATGATGCTGGCCTCGGTCGCGGTCTTGGGCTTGACCACGCTCGAACGTGCAGCGTCCTGCAGGCCAGTGACCTGCTCCCAGTCGTAGCGCACCGCGCTGGTGTCGTACACCGCCGGGTCAATCGGCGGGTGCTGGCGCGGCACGATCACCTGCTGCAGCGGCTTGCCCTCGGTGTCGATGATCGTGATTTCGCCCAGCTCGCTGTCGCTGTAGCGCTTGATGGACTTCTCGCTGATGTCGCCGCCGGCGATCCACCCCGGCAGGCACAGATCGCGGTGCTCGTTGAAGCGATCGCGCGCCCCGTTGTGCTCGTCCTGCAGCTTCTCGGTCAGGTCCACCAGCGACGGCGCGACAAACTGGCCGTCCACCACCTGGAATGGCAGCAGGAAGAACGGATACCAGCGCTCGCCGGCCTTGGGTGGGCTGTAGGGCTCGCGCAACCAGTAGTCGCAGCCCTCGGCCATGGTGTAGACGCGCTGGGTGTTCTTGTCCCAGATTTCCAGAATGGCGATCTGGCGGTCCTCGTCCAGGCTGGCCGATGCGCTGGCAAAGCGGCCGTCCTTGGCGGTGTTGGCCTGGATGCCGTCGTGGTACGCCCGGGCCTTGTCCAGCTTCTTGCCGTAGGTGGCCTCTGCCTGGCTCTTCTTCATGGGGATGATCTGGCACAGCCAGTCGGCGTCCCGGTAGTCCCAGAACTCGCACACGCCCGGGTCGATCAGCAGGTTGTCGGTCAGCACCCGGTCGATCACCAGACCCTCGGCCGCCGTTACTTCCACCTGCTCGTTGAGCGCGTGCATCAGCTGGTCCAGCTCGGCGCGCTTGGCCTCCAGATCGCCGCGCTGGTCCGGGTCCTGGATGTCCGACAGCAGGCGCTCGACCTCCAGGATGTTGTCCTGGGTGTCGTTGATCCGCGCGCTGATGATCGGGTCGCGCTTGATGTCGCGCTGGTACATGACCTTGACGATGCCGTAGCTCGATGTCAGGGCGCTGCGCACCGATGCCTTGGCGCGGCCTTTCAGATCGGCGCGCTCCAGGTGGCGGTTGGTGACGGTCTCCAGCGTCTTGCAGAACAGCTTGAGGTTGTCGGCCTTGTACAGCGGCACCGCGCTGATCTCCGGGTTGCGCGCGTAGATCGCCGGCAGCACCGCCGTGATGGTCCCCTGGATCAGGTTGGCGCGCAGCTTGTAGAAGTCCTTGGTCTTCGGGTCGCCGCCCCAGTTGAAGCCGGCCACGGTCTGCCGGTTGTGGCGCACCCGATTGTGGAACTTGTCCCAGTGCTGGCGCGCATGCGCGATGCGATGCCCCCACTTCTTGGCCAGGTCGTCGGACTCGGGCGTTTCGCGGGCGGCGTCGGTGGGCGTAGAAATGTCCATGGGTCAGACTCGCATCGTGTAGGTGTCGTTGTCGTGTTTGTATGTCGGCTCTTCGGGGTCGCCGGACATTTGTTCGGCGTCCGGGTTGCGCCGGCGGCGCATGACCCCGTAGCGGGTGGCGTCCCAGGCGTGGTCTTCAGCGTCCGTGTCCACGTCTTCCGGGTTGTCGTCCGATGGCGGCAGACTGGGCACGGTGCGCAGCCAGTGCTTGCAGGTGGAAAACACCTTCAGCCGGCCTTCACTCAGCAGCCGGATGACTTCCTGCGCACCGTTGACCCGTGAGCCCTTGGCGTTCCAGGCCTCCTGCCACTTCACCCCGCCCTCGCGGAAGATTTGCCCGATCGAGCGGTCCGCGCCGATCTTGCTGAAGATGGCCGGGTCGGCCAGGTTCAGGCGGTACTCGTAGCCCAGGCGCTCGTCGTGTTCCTCGATGTTGCGCACCTTGCGGGCCACCTTGGTGGCGTCCTCGCGGCTGCCCTCGTTGGGTTTTTCGCCGGCGCCGTACAGCTCGCGCCAGATGTAGTGCACGCCGTCCGGGTCCATGGCGAACCACAGCACGGCATACGGCCGGGCATAGCCCCAGTCCATCGCCTTCCAAACCTTCCAGTGGCTCGGGATGGCGAAGGGCTCGACCACATGCTTCTTGGCGTCCCACACCCCTTCCAGGAAGCTGCCCACATGGATGTCCCAGTCGCCTTCCAGCCAAGCCTTGCGCCGGTTGGGGTCCTTCAGGCTTTCCAGCGTGGCCAGGTAGTCCGGGTCGTTGGCCAGCAGAATCTTGTTTTCGTAGATCGTGGAGCGGATCGCCACCCGGGGCTTCTCGCCGTCCTCGCGGATGACGTGGCCCGATGGCACGCCGCCCTGCCCCAGGCGGAAACGCTCCTTCACCGGGCCATGGCCCTTGCCGAACGGGTTGCAGGTGGCGCGCACCATGCGCGGCATGCCGGGGAACGATGACCGGCAGGTGGAGTGCATGGCCTCGTAAAACTGCAGGTCGCGCCAGTTGGTCAGCTCTTCAAAGCCAAGCCATGGGTATTCGTGGCCGTGGTAGTTCCAGTAGTCGTCCTCGCTCGCGCCGTACCGGAAGAACAGCATTTCACCGGTCGGCCACTCCCAGTAGTAGTCGGCCTTGTTGAACTTGGCTTCTGGGAAGAACTGGGTGAACCAGCGGCGGCTCTTGGCCACCACGTCGGCCAGCTGCGGGTAGGTCAGGCGGAACAGCACGCCACGCCAGTGCTGGCCGTAGCCTTTGCCGGTGTGCTGCGCGAAGGACATCAGCAGCGTGTCGGTCTTGCCACCGCCACGGGTGCCGTGCATCAGTGCCTCGTAGATCGGGCACGTGAGGAACTGGAACTGCGCGCCAGGCAGTGGGGCCCAGCGCACCGTCACGCATCGCCCCCTTGCTTGGCCATCATCCGCTCCCAGTCGCTTTCATTCATGGCGCCAGGCACCACCAGCACGCCCTTGGGCGCCTCGGTCTCCGGTGGGCGGTTGACCTCCTTCACGGTCTCGCGGTTCGCATTCAGCAGGTTCACCGCGATCGCAGAGGAATCGTTGGCCAGCTTGGTCAGCACGCTCACGCCCTTCAGGGCTTCCATCGAGCGCAGCGGGTCGGCGTCGTCCACCTTCCCCACCTCGGCATTGGCCAGGGCATGCAACCGGTGAGCGGTCTTGGCGCCCAGCTCGGCGGCGTTGGCCAGGCTGGTGCTGATGGCGCGCAGCTTCTCGGCCAGGCTCACGGCGGCGTACTGCTGCGGCACCGGCAGCTCGGCCAGCGCCGCCTGTGCTTCGGCCAGTTTGTGAGCAGTTTCTGAAACCTTTTTAGAAACTTTGGAAACCCGCACTGACACCGATGCCGGGCTGATACCGAATTCTCGGGCCAGTGCTGATGCGCTCTCCCCTCCGGCCAGCCGGCGCTCGATGTCTGCCCACTGCTCAGGGCTCAACTTGCTCGGGCGGGCCATCAGTGCGCACCCTCCGGCTTTGGCTTCACCGGCGCCTCAACGGTCTTGAACCGGTGGCCGTTCGCACACAAGCGCAGGCGGGTGTAGCCGCTTTTCAGCAGCCGGCTGTCCTTCACCTCCGTCCAGGCGCCACAGGTCGGGCACTTCATGCCGCCACCTCCACCCGCACGAATCCGCCGATGCCATCGCCCTTCTGGATCGTCAGGCTCCAGTGCTTGTCGTCCACGCGCAGCACGTCAGCCAGCCCATCCAGCCCTGCTTTCATGCGGGCCAGCGCGTTGTCCAGGTCGTAGGCCCGGCGCGTCGGTGCGTGGAAGGTCAGGCTCAGGTGCAGCTTGTCGGCCTGCAGTGGCTTGGCGCCCTGCTCTCTGGCTGTCCAGGCGCAGGCCTCGCGGTACTGCTTCTTCAGCTTGGCGGTCTTCGCCCAGTGGTGGCGCGCGTTCGGGCTCAGGCCAGCGGGTGGCCACGGCAAAGTCAGGATCATAGTGCTTCGATTTTTGGCGCCGGTTCCTTGTCCGGCGGACATTTGGTCAACAGGTGGGGCTGCAGCGTCACCAGGTTGTGGCGGGTGCCACCGTCCAGCTGCACGGTCACGCGCAGGAAGTGGTCCAGCTTCGATTCGGCGCCCCGGTGCTTGATCACCGTGCCGGCGCGTCCGGTCGGCGTCATCACGCGGCAGCCAGGCGGGAAGTCCTCGACATCGACATCCCGCCTCATGCCATGAGCCTCCTGATCGTCACGTCCAGCGCGGCCAGCTCGTTCATGCGCATCACGTTCCACATGGCCCGGCGGCCGTGGATGCCGTTGTGGCTGCCCTGGTGGCAGTCCTTGCACAGGGCCACCACGCAGAACTGCAGGCCCTGCTCGATGTGGTGGGCGTCACTGGGCCCGGGCGCATCGCACACGCTGCAGTTCAGCTCCTTCACCCGCTGGATGTGGGCGCGCTCCTTGGCGCTCAGCTTGTTGTTCACCGGTGAATCTCCCCGGTCTCAGGGTCCACATACCCCGTGGCCACGCCGTTCTCGGCGGCCCAGGCCAGCACGAACTCGATCAACTCCGCGCACTCGGCCTTGGTCAGCTGGCTGGTGCGGCGGAACACGATGTCAACCCCGTGGCCGTCCAGCGCGGGCAGCATTTCGATGTGCTCGCCGCGCGCGCGGGTCCATGCGGCGGTCAGCAGGCGCTTCCAGGTCTCCACGTCGCGCTTCTTGCCGGCCCACTCCACCTGCTTGCTGATCTGGGTCAGCAGCGCATGGAGCATGGCGTTCTCGGCCAGGCTTCGCGTTTCCTCCCGGGCTTCGATCACCATGCGGCGACCTGCCATCAGGTGGGCCTTGACCAGCGGCCACACCTGGGTGGTGAGCGCCTTGTGGGCCTGCACCGGCTCCCAGCATCGGACCATGGTGCGGTCGGTCATGCGTCCACCTCGTCAAACAGGTCGTCTGTCTGCGGTTGCTGGGGCTTGGGCAGCTTCCGGCGCAGCACCGGCAGCACCAGCCCGCTCTTGCGCTGGGCCAGCGGCATCAGGCCGGCGCGCTGCGCGCACTTGGGCCCGACTGGGTGGTTTCCGATCATCACGGCCGCCTGGTCCATGCCGCGGCCGCACAGGGCGCAGTACAACTTCACGCCATCACCCTCTCAACAGCGGCGACAACCGACGCAATCACCCACCACCAGAACGCGATGCACGCGGCCAGTGCGACGATCCAGAAAACACCGCGCCCGGTCATGCCAGCGCCCCCAGCAGCCCATCGAACGGGCCCGCACGGCGCAGGCCGGGCCTGAAGATGCCCCACGAACCAGCGGGACGAACCACCTGGCGCACCGGGTAGTCGTCCAGCACATCGTCCGGGTCTTCCACCAGCCCGATGTGCACGGCCACAGCCACCTCGTCCCAGCTCAATGGGGTCTCTCCGGGCTCGGGCTTTCGCACGCCGATGGCGCGGCCTGGCCAGTCATGGCGGCGGTCAGTGCTGCGGCGATCCCGGCATACAGCCCCGACCGTTCCGCCTCCAGCTCCTGCGCCCGCGCCCAGGCGTAGCGCTTCCAGCCCGGCGTCTTGGCCAGCGCGATCAGGTGATCCAGCTGCGCCCGGTACTCCGCTTTGCGGTCGAATCCCGTGCATGTCACGCCTCCGAACCGATCAGCTGCGTGCCGACGGCATCCAGCACGCTGAAGGCGATGCGGGTCTTGCCGCCGACCTGACCGCCCGCAAACACCAGGCGCGCACGCTCTGTGTCACCAACCAGCGCCGGCTTCGGCAGCGGCAGCCCCCTGCGTGCATAAGCCTCGTCCGGGCTGCGGTCGCCGATCAGGCGCCTCGGGTAGTCGAACTGGCCCCGTGCGGTGTATGCCCGGTGCGCTTCGCAGAAGCGGTGCTGCAGGTAGCCCAGGTCTTTGGTCTCGCCACGGCAGATCTTCGGCCAGCCGCCAAGGTCCTCGATCACGGCATGGATGGCCGGATCGTCAAACACCACATCGGTGTAGGCGCCCACGCGCTGGATGGCCTCCAGCACCTTGCCCCAGGCCATCATGGCGCGGTCAGTTGCGGTGCCTTCGAGCTGGCGCACCAGATCGGCGGGCTTCGGCGCGAACTGGCCGCGCTCGGGGTCCATGGCGTGCGCGGTCAGGGCCTTGCTGACCTGCTCCAGGTCGAAGCGCTGGCAGGCCTGCCACCAAACGGTCAGAGCAAACGGGCTCACGTCCTGGCGGTAGAACGCCATCACGTCGCGCAAGAGCTGGCCGAACTCGGCCTTTTGTTCGGGTTTCATCAGGTCACTCCTTCCTTTGCCAGCCATTCGTCCACTGCAGCCTGGTTGCGCTGCTCGATGGCTTCCTGACGGTTGACCGCACCACGCACACCGGTGCGCGGGCGCTCGGCGGTAAATTGCTGTTCGCGGCGCATCCAGTTGCGCCAGGCGCCGGCCCAGTCGGTGATGGCGGTCTTGAACGTGTGATCGCGGAACGTCGCCGTGGCCTTGTCCAGGTTGACCAACGGCGCGTTGGTGGTGGCCCATGCCTGCATGGCAGGCGTGACCTCGAAGGACTCGGGGCACTTGCGGGCAGGGCGCGACTTCGGCGCGCTCTCACCCACTACGTCAGTAGTGGGTATCTCTTCTCTTCTCTTCTCTTCTCTGCGGTTACTCGTTACGTCACTTGTTACGTCACTCGTTACGTCACTTCCATGTGACTTTTTGCGCTCGCGGTACTCCTTCTGGCGCTGGGCGGCGGTCTTTGCCCCGGCGCTGCGAGCTTGGCTAGAGGTGTTGTATTCATTGAAGTTTGGGAGCGTGACAGTGCATGCCTGCTCGTCATAAACAGCCCACCCAACAGCCACCATGGCGGCGCCAAACCCGGGGATGCCGGCCATGTCGTCGATGTCCGACAGGTCGGCGTTTTGGAACACACCGTCACGCGTGTGTTCGTTGGCAGAGCCCCAGACGGATAACAGCGCCGTCACCGTTACGTAACGCATAACGTTACGCGTGACGATTTCGCTCATGGCTCCACTGAAGCCAGTGGACAGTGATCGACTGACGGCGCGATCCGACTCCAGGATGCGCGCTATGCCGTTCACGCGCGGGCTCGTCAGCAACGACGGCCGCATCTTGATCCAGTCGCCAGCCATGGATCAGACGCTTTCTGTCTGGACCTTGCGGCGTCTCTGCCGTTGCATCCTGGTTTGCGCGGCAATCACCCGATCCGCGATCCGGGGAGAAAGCACCTCCGGCCACTTGTTCACGGCCTGCACCGTGCATCCGATTGCTTGGGCTGCGCTGCGAGCTGTGCCGCCCAGCAGCTCAATGGCTTTGTGTTTTGTCAATGTGTCCATGCGCTTGATTAAACCATAGTTCAGGCGTAAAAGCAACTATTGTTCAGTCAAGGCCAGATAGGATCGACAACCATGGTTGACTACAGCGAACGTCTAAAACTGGCTTTGCGCCAGTCCGGGTACAGCGTCCAGCACTTGGCTGACGCCCTCGGGATTTCCTACCAAGCCTGTAAGAAGGCGCTTGACGGGAAAACCAAGGCGTTCTCGGCCGCCAACAACCACAAGGCCGCCAACTTTCTGGGCATTTCGGCGGAGTGGCTTGCCACAGGCGAGCACACGTTTGTCCAGGTCAAAAGCAACGTTTCACCGGCCCAAATTGGGACAAAGCAGGTACCACTGATCAGCTATGTTCGCGCTGGGCACTGGGCGGGCATTGGGGACTCGCGCCAGGCCGAAGACGCACATGAGTGGCTGATGACTGACCTAGACGTTTCTGACGGGGCGTTCGCCCTGGAAATCAAAGGAGACTCGATGCTCCCGGAGTTCAGCCCTGGCGACAGGGTGATCATCGACCCGTCCATCAAGCCCCAGCCGGGGGACTACGTGGTGGCCAAGAACGGGGAGGAAGAAGCAATGTTCAAGAAGTACCGCCTTCGCTCGGTGGACGAGCGCGGCATAGAGGTGTTTGAGCTGGTGCCGTTGAATCCTGACTACCCCAGCATCAGGTCAGACCAGACGCCCATTCACATCGTGGGCACCATGGTGGAAGTCAGGAAGTACAGGAGAAAGTGATGTTAAAAGTTTTTTTAGCCGCAGCGGCGGCTTTGATGCTGGCTGCTTGTGCGTCTGGCGTGACTCCTGAAAACAACTGGAGGGAGGCCGGCTATGACAGAGAAAGCGAACTCGTTGCACAGCAACGGAAAAGCAACAGCATCACCGTTTTGCAGGCAAATCGACGAATGTCGGCTGTGGCCAAAACATACTTTCCAAACGATGACTTGCTCATACAAACCTGGGATGACCTTGTAGCCTTGGCGGAGCAGGTAGAGCATCAAACCATCACCAAAGACGAGTACGAGCAACTTCGCCAGATGAGGTGGCGCCTGTTTGATGACGCGAACTTGCAGCGACACAATGAGGCAAAGCAACTGGAGGCCCAGCAGCGGCGGTCGGCGTTCATGGCAAGCTTTGCGAGCGGCATGGCAAGAGCCACGCAAAGAAACAACCAGCAACCCATCAACTGCTCCACCACCTCTATGCCTGGAGTGGTAAACACCACTTGCAGATAACAGCATCTCGCAGGATGCCCCGCTTCGGCGGGTTTTTTTTGCATGCGACTGAACCATAGTTGACTTTCAAGTTGAACCATGGTTTAATTCTCCCCATCGCACCAACAACACGTTGGCGATAGGTCCGCAGCCCCGTCACCCACTGGCTGCGGGTGTGATCAAACAGGAGATTCGCCATGTCACTCCACCCCATCTTCGCGCAGGCACTTGCGCCCTTCGCACCGCCGCAAAGCGCCGTGCACCAGTCCATCAACGATGACGACTGGTATGTGATCGACGCGGCCACCAGCAAGGTGATCCGCCGCGTGTCCTGCAAGAACCAGCGCCCGGAACCCAGCCACGGCCAGTACGTGGAGCGCGGCATCAGCGCCAAGTACATCCCGGGGTTGTCGCTGTGACCGGGCACATCCGCATCGTCCGCATGGCCGGCAAGGAAGTGGTGTGCACCCGCATGGTGGCCATCGGATCGGCCTACGTGCCGCCGCCCATGCCGGTGCAAGGCCGCGACGCCGAGGTTCTGCAGCGCGCGCTGCTCGACCCGCGCACCAGCACCGAGCCGACGGCGTGGCGCCGCGCGCTGGCCGCTGTCTGGAGGTGGTGCTGATGAGCTGCTGCAACCACGACTGCAACCAGGGCAGCGACTGCCCTGCGCGAGTGGCAAAGGTCGGCCGGCGCATCCATGCCGCCGAGCCGCTGCCGCCTTCCACGTGGCGCCACTACCTCAAAGACCTGGCGCGCGCATTCCTGTTTACCGCTGCCGTGATGACGCTGACCGGATTCGCTGCCGGGCTGATCTGCGGCTTTTACTGAAACGAAGCACCACCATGGAACCCACCACTGACAACAACATCGGGCCGGCCGCCGCCCTCATGGCGGCACTGGCCAAGGCCCAGGGCGAGTTCAAGCCCATCGAGAAAAACCGCGAGGTCGAAATCATCATGAAGAGCGGCGGCAAGTACCGCTTCCGCTACGCCGACCTGGAAGAGATCATCGCCAAGACCCGACCGGCGCTTTCCGCCAACGGTCTGTCCATGATCCAGACCATCGAGCACAGCCAGGCTGGCCAGCTGCTGACCTGCAAGCTGATGCACGCCGGCGGCGGGATCATCACCAGCGAGCTGCCGATTCCGTCGGCGCGCGAGTTTGGCGGCGATCCCAAGTCGTTCGGCGCCCTGATTTCGTACCACCGCCGGTACATGGTCACGTCCATGCTGGGCGTGGCCGCCGACGACGACCTGGACGAAGACGGCCAGGAAATGGGCGAGCAACCCGCGCGCACCGCCAGCAAGCCCCCGGTGCAGCAGCCCCAGCGCCGCGAGCGCCCAGCAGGCGACACCGCATCACCAGCACCCGCAACCGGCGACACCACGCCCGCCACCCAGGGCGAGCTGGCCTACATCACCAAGAAGATCGAGGCCAAGGGCTGGACCCGTGCCCAGGCCTACGAGGCGGCAGGCCTAGCCTACGCCGAAGGCGCAGCCATGACGAAGGCCGAATTCGCAGCGATCAAGGCGGTGGTGGCATGACCGGCCTGACCTTCGATGATGCCAGCCACACCTACCGCGTCAACGGCCAGGTGGTGCCCGGTGTCACCAGCGTGCTGGCGCCGCTGACCAACTTCGACCGCGTGCCGCCCCATGTGCTGGCCGCCGCCGCCGACTTTGGCAAAGCCGTGCACCGCGCCTGCGAGCTGGACGACCTGGGCGAGCTGGACGAGTCCACGCTGGACGATGCCCTGATGCCCTACCTGCAGGCATGGCGCCATTTCAGCGCAGACCATGCGGTGGAGTGGGAGCAGATCGAAGAGCCCGCCTACAACGCCACGATGCGCTACGCCGGCACGCCCGATCGCTTCGGCCTGGTGCGCGGTGTGCACACCGTCGTAGACATCAAGAGCACCGCCCAGTTGTACCCGGCCGTGGGCCCGCAGCTGGCCGCCTACGCCCAGGCGCTCAAGGTTCCGCATGCGGCCCGCCTGGCGGTGCAGCTCAAGGCTGACGGCACCTATGTGGCCAAGCCCTACACCGACCCGACCGACTGGCCGGTGTTCGCCTCCCTGCTGACGCTGCGCAACTGGTGCGCGCATCACTCCATCACCCCCAACTTCAAGGACTGACCCATGAAAACCACCGACACAGTTCACTACGATGCCAGCGCCGCCATCGTGCTGGCCACCAAAGCGCAGAACGCACTCACCAGCGCCAGCGACTACGTGATCGACAGCCCGACCATGTTCGAGCTGGCCAGCGACGACCTCAAGCAGGTCAAGGCCCTGCAGAAGGAAGTCGAAGAGAAGCGCACCAGCATCACCGGCCCGCTCAACCAGGCGGTGAAGGCGGTGAACGACCTGTTCCGCGCGCCCAAGGAATACCTGGACAAGGCCGAGACCACGCTCAAGCGCGCCATGGTGGCCTACACCACCGAGCAGGAGCGCCTGGCCGCCGAGGCCCGTGCCAAGGCCGAAGCCGAGGCCCGCGCCGAACGCGAGCGCCTGGCCGCCATCGAGCGCGAGCAAGCCGAGGCCGCGCGCCTGGCGCAGGAAGAAGCGCAAGCCGCCGCCGCTGCCGGCGATCAGGAAGCTGCGGCCGCTGCCATGGCCGCAGCACAAGCCGCCGAGCAGCAGGCCGCCGTGGCCGCCATGACCGCGCAAGTCGTGACCGTGGCGCCCGCCGTCGAAGCGCCGGCCAAAGTGACCGGCATCAGCGGCCGCGTGACCTACAGCGCAGAAGTGACCGACCTGCTGGCGCTGGTGCAAGCCGTGGCCGCCGGCCAGGCCCCGATCGAGTGCCTGCAGGCCGACGCCAAGTTCCTGGGTGCACAGGCCCGCGCCTTCAAGAAGGCCGGCGAGCTGTTCCCTGGCGTGATGGCCGTGGCCGAGCGCAGCATTTCCGCCCGCGCAGCCTGAAAGCGAGAAGCAGCATGAGCCTCAACCAAGCCCAAATCATCGGCCACCTGGGCAAAGACCCCGAAGTGCGCTACCTGCCCAGCGGCGAAGCCGTGGCCAACTTTTCCATCGCCACCACCGAGAAGTGGAAGGACAAGGCCACCGGCGAGCCGCGCGAGAAAACCGAGTGGCACCGCATCAGCGTCTTCGGCCGCCTGGCCGAAATCGTGGGCGAGTACCTGAAGAAGGGATCGCTGGTGTTCGTGCAGGGCAAGCTGGAAACCCGCAAGTACACCGATGCCCAGGGCGTGGAACGCTACTCAACCGAAATCCGTGCCGAGACCATGAAGATGCTGGGCGGTCGCCAGGAAGGCGAGCGCAGCGCACCGCAGCGCCAGGCCGCGCCCCAGCGCCAGCAAGCCCCGGCCGCAGCGCCAGCGTCCAGTGGCTTCAATGACATGGACGACGACATCCCATTCTGACGAATCCCCCTCAACCAAACCGAAAGGCACCCATGACCACGAAACCCGACACCACCGCAGCAGCCACTGACGTGGGCGAATTCATCACCGACCTGGACGGTGGCGTGTTCGACCGCAAGCTGTCCATCGCCCTGTCCCAGGTGGCTGCTGCCGCCGTGGACAACGACAAGGCCGGCGAAGTCAGCATCAAGCTGGTGTTCCAGCGCATCCCCGGCACCAGCCAGGTGCGGTGCGAGCACACCCTGAAGTTCGTCAAGCCGACCATGGACGGCAAGGCCGGCGAGGAAGAAAAGCGCTCGACCGTGCTGCACGTCGGCAAATTCGGCTCGCTGTCCCTGGCACAGCCGTCGCTCATGGGCAAGCAGGGCGAAATCGCCTAAGCCCACCCGCAACACCAAGAAGAAAGCATCACCATGTTCAACAAAGAAGCCATCGAAGCCCTGCAGTACGGCGGCGGCATTCACGAAGCGAGCGAAGCGGTGCGCGCCGCCTTCGCAGAAACCAAGCTGGTCGCTCTGCCCGAGCACTTCACCGAGCACGACCTGGAAAAGTACATGCACAACCGCCGCCGCGCCCGGGGTGTGATGACCACCAGCGCGCTCAAGGACTTCGCGGCCTACGCCAAGGCGCACGCCGAGGCCGGCGCCAGCGTGTTCGTGGATGCCAACGAAATGGCCGCCACTGCAGTGCTGAACCTGGGCACGCCCGAGGCGCCCGGCCACACCGACAACCGCGCCAAGCTGGAAGCGCGCAAGACCGCCGCATATCAGGCGCTGCTGCAGCATGCCAGCGGCCGCGCGCTGACCCAGACCACCGCCGCCGAGTTCCTGGAGGACTGGCCCGACCTGATCGAGTGCTTCAACGACGAAGGCCCGATCAAGCCACCCAAGGCGATCGGCGCGCTGCGCAAGCTGACCATCGAGGCCATGCGCAAACTGGAATCCAGCGAGCAATCGCTGAGCGCCAGCAAGAGTGCATTCGAGTCCGTCCAGGCCACCAGCGCTGACCCGATCCCCACCACCATCTACTTCAAGTGCGTGCCCTTCAAGGACCTGGCCGAACGCCTGTTCGTGCTGCGCCTGGGCGTGCAAACCGGCGGCGACAAGCCTTCCATCGTGCTGCGCATCGTGAAGGCCGAGCTGCACGCCGAGGAAATGGCCAACGAGCTGGCCGACCTGGTGCGCGATGCACTGGGCGGGACCATGCCTGTCCTGCTGGGCGCATACGCCAAGGCCAACTGATTCAAGGCCGAAAGCGGATGCTGGCGCGCTGGGGGTACCCGGCGCAGCGCAACCAGACGCAGCGAGTAGGCCACCTTCACCACCGCCACATGATCACTTCACTGGCTCTCATTTCCATCCACAAGTCGCCAACCATCCCGCTGGCCGACGTGTGCGAAAAGTATTTCGCGCTGTCCTACGAGGAAGCGCTGAAGAAGGCCGCGCGCAACGAGCTGCCGGTGCCGGCCTTCCGACTGACCAACAGCCGCAAGGCGCCGATGATGGTCAGCGCAGAAGCGCTGGGCACTTGGATAGACAAGACCGAGGCCGAGGCCAAAGCGCTCTGGGAAAGGAGCCAGGTGTAATGCCCCGCCCGACGATCGTTCAAACGCTCGACAGCATCCTGGCCCGCACCGATGAAGTGGGCGACTGCCTGGAGTGGCAGGGAATCATGGGCAACAACACGCCCCAGATTCGCATTGCCCGCAAGCTGCACATGGTCCGCCGGGTGATCCGCGACATGCTGGGAAACCCAGCCGCCAAAGGCAGCTACCTGGCGCCGTCCTGCGGAAACCCGAAGTGCGTCAAGCCCGAGCACATCATCGAGCGCACCCGGGCTCAGCACATGAAGCGCATCGCCGGCATGATCGACCACAACCACCCCATCAGGATCGCCAAGCTGCAACGGCATGCAGCACACCGCCGCGCGCTGGGCATCGAAGGCGAGGCTATCGTCAGGACGGACCCGCGGCCAGCGCAGGCGGTGGCGGACGAGCTGGGCGTCAGCAAGAGCCTGGTGAACAGAATCAGGCGAGGTGACGGCTACAGGCAGGTGGATGCGTCAAGCAATCCGTTCGCTGGGCTGATGCGCTGAAGATCATGAGCAAGCCATACACCCCCGCTGAGACGCGCCAGACGGCGCAGAAGGACACACCATGACAGAACAAACCACCGCGCCGACTGGCGTCGTTTCGAGCACAGAGTTGGGCGCGCAGCCGGAGATCAAGGAATACCGCGGCCCGCGATGCATGTGCTTGCCAACGGGGTGCCGAGCGGGGCCGGGATGCCCGCACTACAACCAGCACTGCAAGGCGCACATTGCGCACGAAAGCCGGCGATGAAAAAGAAGCCAACCGGCTTTGTCGCCGTGTGCCAGTGCGGCGTTGCTGTTGGCGCGCTTGATCTTGAACGCAGTGAGCTCAGCGACGTTTCGCGCCTGCTGGGGAAATGGCTGATGGACGGGTGCGTTGTTCACCCTCAATTCACCCACACATGGGCGGCACGCCTTGAACCGTGCAAGTGCGGACAGCAGCCCAACACCCCAATCAGCGGCGGCACGTCCGCTGCATGACAGAGTTGGGCTGCGGCCAGGAAAACAGAAAATGACACACAGCAGAGTGACCCCCACAGGCAAAGCGATGGGAAAGAACGCGGCGCGCCTGGCTGACCTTGGCCTCAAGCGGTTGCAACACCTGGGCGTGGACACCGTGAGCGCGCCCATGCTGCGCGACGAGATGTGCAAGACCTGCGCATGCCGACCCGGAGTGGTGCCGAACGGTTGCTTGCAGACGCAACTGGATTTCCTCAAGGCCGCGCACGAAGGCAAGCCGTTTTTGTGCCACGCGCCAAAGGATGGCCGGATGTGCGCCGGTTGGGTTCGCGTTCGTGCCGAGCTGGTTGCGAACCCGCTTCCTGCTGGGGCGGTAGAACTGCTCAACAAGTGGGAATACAGCTAAGCGGATGACCGCGCTGATGCACCGAAGACCAGCGCCAGCCCCCGCTTATGCACCGCTCAGTGCATCACGGCCACACAAGTGGCCGTTTTCTTTTGCGTGACAACAGCTTAGAAGTGGCTGTGTCCAGCCCATCATGGGTGCCACACAAAGCCGCCACGGGCTGAATTCCGCCCTAAGTTGTTGATATTGCTGGTGTTCTGTCAATTCCTGGCCCTTTCTGGCCTGGCTGGTTTACGGGCATTTCGGTGCATTTCCGGGCGTTTCCTTGCATCAGGTGCATCAAGTGGTGCATCATCGGGATGCTGATGCACCGCCTTTCCGTCCATCCGGTGCATCAAGAAAGGAAACCCAATGGCATCCATCCAGCAGCGCGGCGACGTGTTCTTCGCCCAGGTCCGCATCAAGAAAGCGGGCGTCATTGTATTCAGCGAGTCCAAGACCTTCCCCACCGAAGCCATGGCCAGGTCGTGGGCCGAACGGCTGGAAGACAAGGTGAAGAAGAACGGCGCGCCCGTGCGGTCCATGACCGTGGGTGATCTGATCCTGGAACACCTGAAGTACCAGCAGAAGCTGCGGCCGCTGGGCCGCTCGACGGTGCACAACCATGAGACCATGGCCCAGGCTTTCAGCAGGATCAAGCTGGACGAGCTCACGGCCAAGGACATCACGGACTTTGTGATCCGCCGGAAGGAAGAAGGCGCTGGCCCGGCCACGATCCTGTCCAACCTCTCCCCGCTGGCGGCCGCCGTGCACGCGGCGCCCTACGCCCACGGCATCCAGGTGGACCCGCTGCCGGTGGACATGGCCATCAAGAAGCTGAAGGAGGCCGGTGCCATCGGCAAGTCGCGCGAAATCATCCGCCTGGTGGACGACGAGGAAGAAGCCGCCCTGCTGGCCGAATTCGAGCGGCGCAACCTGCACCACCAGACCACCATCAACATGGTGCTGGTCTACAAAATGGCCATCGCCCTGCCCCGCCGGGCTGGCGAGCTGACGCGCATGCGCTGGGCAGACGTGGACTTCAAGCGCAAGACCGTGGTGATTCGGGACGTGAAACACCCGCGCAAGAAGATCGGCAACGACCAGACCGTGCCGCTGCTGGGCGAGGCCTTCACCCTGCTGGACCAGATCCCGAAGCTGGACGAGCGCATCTTTCCCTACGACACGGATTCGATGACGGCCGCCTTCGAGCGCGCGCGCGATCGGATCGCAGCGACCGGCATGCCCAAGATCGCGGACCTGCGCTTTCACGACCTGCGGCACACCGGCATCACGCAACTCTTCTGGGCCGGGCTCAAGATCGAGGAAGTGGCCCAGGTGTCAGGGCACACAAGCTGGGCACAGCTGAGGCGTTACACACACATCCGGCCGGAAGACGTGCACCGGCGATGGGATGCACTGCGGGGTTGAAGGCGCCCCCATGCGACTACCCTTTCGGGCTGGGGGCTGCGCTATCGGCTCCAGCCATGACCACGGCCGCCGTGGCAGGTTTCCGCGCTGGTATTGCCGCCCCAGCGCACCCGTTGGCTTTCCGGGTCATGATGGCGGGGCTATCGCTGTAACCGTTCGATCAGGTCCTGCTTCTGGGCACTGCCACGGCTGGAGCCCAGCCAGTAAGCCACGGCCGTGCTGAAGGCGCCGATCAGCTGGCCGGCGATCAGGTACACCACTTCCTTGTTCTCGGGCGGCGTGCCCCGCATGAACAGGCCGGCCACCATCAGCGCCACCATGGCGGCCAGCGTGAGCGTCAACGCCCAGGGCATCCAGTGATCGCGGTGGCTTTGCCGGGCGTGCTGCACGTCGGCCAGATAGGCCTTGTCCAGTTCAGCCTCGATGCCGGCGATCGCCTGGCGAAACTGCAGCACCAGGGCCGGGTCCGCGTGCAAGGCGCCGATGGCGTCGGCACCAGACCGGCCGGTGACAGCCTCGGCCACCTGCACGACACGCTCGGCGGCGTCGGCCGCCTTATCGCTGCCCGAGACCCATTTGATGACTTGCGGGGCAAACTGAGCCAGCCCCATGGCCAGGGTGATCGGGTCCATGATCAGGCCTCCATCAGGTCGGCAATGCGACGGGCCCAGCCACGGGAAAAGCTCGGCCAGTTGGAAAGCTGGGTCATGAAGCGCAGGCGCTGCGCCAGGATCGCGGCCTTCAGCGCTTCGCCGTTGGCCACGCGCGCGGCGCCCAGGGTGATGGGGCCGATGCGCCCGTCGTCGGCCACACCCAGCGCGCGCTGCAGCCAGCGCACCGCCTGGCCGGCGCCAGAGTTCACGGCCGCGTCAAACACCGGGTATCGCACCGGTGCGGGCAGCTCGTCGGCGCGCACCGCGTCCCAGTATTGGTGGCGGTAGATGCGCTTTGCCAGGTCCAGGGGCAGCTGGCGCATGTCGCCGGTGTAGCCGTTCTGGCGGGCCACCGCTTCGGTGATGCCGAAGCGCGTCTTGCCGCCCGGGTCGGCGGCGTGGTCGCTGTAGCCGCCTTCGTGGCCCAGCAGCTTGTCAAATGCCTTTTCGAAGTCCATGGGGTGCATCCTTTCCAGATGCCCCCATTCTTCGGTCGCTCAGGTGTGCCGGCGGATTTTTGTCAGTCCTCGCGCGTGCGCTCGATCTTCTCGCGCGCTTTTTCGCGGGTCTGCTCCATCATCCGGTCGGACACCGCGCCGCGCTGGTACAGGCGGGCCATGCTTCGGACCTCTGCGGCGATGGAGTTGATCAGCGCCGCCTCTTGCGCGCGCTTGCGCTGCGCCTCCAGCTCCAAGTCCACCGGTCGGGCCTTGATGCCCACCGTCTGCATGGCTGCGTACTTGGGCTGCACCGGCAGGCCCGAACGGTCCACACCGGTGAAATCGCCCAGCGGGGTCTCGATCACCGTGTCCATGGCGTTGGCCGCCGCGTCAGCGATGCGCTGCGAGTGGTAGCCGCCAGGCGCCACAGCCGGCAGCAGGAAACCGGCCATCCACTTGGCGCGCTTTTCGGCTGCTTCGCCTGCGGTGTCGTTCTTGTCCGTCACATCGCGGCCCATGAACATCTCGCGGTTGGCGATCATGGCGCTAAAGGCCGACAACACCGGATGGTTCGGCATCAGCGGCGCCGGCAGCGGCAGGCCTCCGGCCTGGTTCACCATGTCGAACATGTCGCCGCCAGGCACCACGCGCGACACATCCAAAAAAACCGGGTTGCCCGTCACGCTGTCCGTGCCCAGGCGGATGGTCTTGGGGTTCAGCAACATGCCCGTGCCGGCCGTGCGCTCGGGCATTGCTTCGCGCTCTTCCCGTTCCAGGTCACGGCCCTTGGCGATCTTCTCCAGCCAGTTGTCGTCCTCGTCGCCGGCGGCCAGTGCGTAGGCCACCAGGTTGATGCCGTGCAGCGCCGCAGCCGGTGCCAGGAAGCGCCACGGGTACACCATCGCCGTGTGCAGCAGTGCGGGTGCTGCCTTGTAGGTCCAGCTGAAGAACGGGATAGCGAAGTCGCGCACCTTGCGCGCACCGCTGGGCAGGTCGTCGTAGGTGAAGATGTAGCGCAGGGCGTAATCCATCGCCTCGGCGGGCTCCATGCCTTGCTGGCGCGCGTCCCGATAGATCAGGTACTTGAAGAAGGAGTCTTCAAACTCGTAGGCATCGCGCAGCGGCTTGCGCAGCCAGAACGTCAGGGCGTTCATCACCTGCTTGCCAGCCTTGCGCGCCCGGCCTTCGTCCATCTGCATCAACTGCTGCAGCTCGGGCGGCATGGCCTGCACCATCTCTTCCTTGGTGAAGCTGCCGGTGAACAGCCCCACCTTGCGGGCCTCGTCCACCATGGGCGCATCGTTCACCAAATCGCGCACGGCCGCCGCGTACTTGTGGCCATCCCAGTACGACACGCCGGCGAAGTGCGCCATGCTCACGTTGGACATCACGTTGTTGAAGTGGGCCACCGGGTTCAGCGCGGTCTTGCCTTCCTTCCACAGGCCCAGGGCCTCGCGGTACAGCTGCAGCGTGTCGTTGGCCGCTTCCTCGAACTGGGTCAGGTGGCTCATCACGTCCTGGCGCACCCACAACCCGGCCAGGTTGCCGTAGCGCTTGACGCCGCCGGTGTCGGGAATCTCGGAGGTGGGCACCTGCACCCAGCCCTCGGCACCAGACCGGCGCACCCATTCGGTGTTGTTGGCGATGCTGTTGAACAGACGGCCCAGGGCGATGTCGCGCTGCATGGCCGTGTAGCCCTGCACGAAGCGATACAGGGCGTCCCGGTTCTCGCCCATCTGCGCGCGCTCGCTGGGGGTCCAGTCGCGCCACACCGTCACCTGCTCGCGGGCCACCTGCGGCGTGTTGGGGTCTTTCAGCTCCAGCTTGCCCTGGTTCATCGTCCAGTGCGGGTCGCGCACCTCGTAGCCCATGGCCAGCCACTGGTCCACCGCGTCCACGCTCACGTCCTGGAACAGGCCCCGGCCTTTGAGCGAACCGCCGCCAATGCCCGCCATGGTGGGCGTGCCGGTCTTGAACAGGCGCTTGATCAGTGGATCGTCGGCCAGCTCGGTCTGCCGGTTGTAGATGCGCGGCAGGTACCGGCCACGCCAGCGCTCGGCACTGTCGGCGCTCAGCATGCCCAGGGCCACCAGCTCGTCGGTCTGCTGGTCCATGGTTCTGGTGATGGCGTCGGCCACGCGCACCGCGTGCTCAGGCGGCACCGCGCCAGGGGCGATCATCTTCTCCACGATGTCGGACACCATGGCGCGATCGGCCTCGGGCATGGCGCCCATTTCCTTGGCCACGTCCACCGCCTTGCGCTTGGCCTCTTCGATGGTGGCCTTCATCTGGCGCAGCTGGCGGCGCAGCTCGGGCGATGCCATGCGCATGCCGAACTTCTCCTGCAGCGGCCGGGTGGCCGCGTCCAGCTTGCCCAGCGCCACCTCGCCCAGGCGGAACTTCACACGGCCCAGGGCGTCACGGTTGGGGCTGGTCTGCTCCACGTCAGGCTCAGTCACCCGCCGCGCATCTGCCGGCTGCGACTGCTGGCGCAGGTAGGCAAACTCCGGGCTGGTGTCCGGGCTCAGGCGGGCGCGGCGATCCTCGGGGTACAGGCGGCCGATGCCGGCGTTGATGATGCCGCGCTCGCCAAGGCTGGCCACACGCCCGGAGCTCTCCACATGGATGCTGTCAACGGCCAGGTCGCCCAGCTGCTGCAGCGCCTGCATGTCGCGTGACACGGCAAACACACGCACGCCGCGCTGGCGCATGGTCGCGCGCACCACATTGCGACGGGTGGCGTTGATGTCGTCGGACACAGCCGACCTCGGGATGGTGGTCACGCCCATGACCTTGAACTGGTTGGTGGTCATCACCAGCGTCACGGCGCCGTCGTCAAGCTGCAGCCGCTTGGCGACCATCATCACGTCTGCCGGGCCGGAAATGCTCACGCCCTCCCACTCCCCGGCCTCGTAGCTGGCTGGCTGGCCGAAGTCCTTCTTGAACAGCGTGCTCTCACCCTGGCTGTCGATCACCGAATACTCGTTGGTGTCGATCACGACATGGCCGCGAAACTTCACGTCACCGAAGGCGGTGCGGGCGGCATAGGTGCGCGTCAGGCTCTCGTCGGCCCGGCTGGTCTTGGCGATGCCGCTGGGGTGGTTGTGCAGCATGTAGTAGCCGGATGCGCCCTGGTTCCGGGCGGTGGCCATCAGGCCGTCCAGGTACTCGTTGAGGTCGTTGCCCATGATGCCGGGCGCCGCAGCCGGAAGCCGGCTCGTCAGACCCACCTGGGAAACCACCTTGCCGGCGTCGTTCACGAACACCACGCGCAAGGTCTCGAATCGGGGATCGCGGTACACCTGGGCCAGAACGGCCAGGTCTTCGGGGTTGCTTACTTTTTGTCCGACGAGACTGACCCGCTGACGGGCAGCGTAATCACGCGACAGGGCGAGACCAAGTACCGTTTCGGTGGATCGTAGGTCGTCCACGGCGGCAACGGCTTCCCGCTGGGCAGCTTCTCCACGCGGGCCTGCCTGGCTTTCGACAGGTCCGTTATCGAGGAAGAGCTGGAGTTGTCGGTCATCGGTGTAGGGGCGCCGTGATGCTTCTGCATTGTAGGCGGCATTGGGCTGGAACACTGTTTCAGCGCCTGCCTGCTGCATCTCTTCGGCCAACGACCGAACGGCAGCGCTCCGGCTGGCGTCGTCGCCCTTCTTGTAGGTGCGGATGTTGTTCACGCCGCGCGCTTTGAGCGCCTCTATCACGTCCGGCCTGACACCCTCAGGCACCACGGCGCCCTTGAACTCGGCCAGGTCCACCTCGCGCAGAACCTTGGCCTCGAAGTATTCGGTGGGCAGCTCGCGCAAGCGCGTCAGGAACTCGGCCACCTGCACGGCGGTCTCGCCGCTCACGTCGTAGCCGTAGCCCTTGGCCGCGCGCTGCACGCCCATCTTGGCGGCATCCTCCAAGATGGCGATGGCCGTGTCGCCCGACAGGTCGGGGTTGATCGCGCGTGCCACGTCCCAGAACTGGGTGTCGATCTCGGCCTTGACCTTCTTGAAATCGGCCTTGCTGACCAGGCGGCCTTTGGCCTTGCGAATTTGCTCGATGCTCTTGAACTGCGGCGTGAACTTCGCGCGCAGCGAGCCGACCCCGTAGTTGAAGCTCTCACCACCGCGCAGCTCCTTCTTCAGCAGCTTGACCACGTTCTCCAACGTGTGCGGGATGTACTTGCGGTTGCCGCTGTTGGTGAAGCCCTGGAAGATGCGCTCGCTCTTGGTCAGCGCCTGCAGTTCGGTCTGCACCCACTGCTGGTAGGCGCTCTCCATGCCGGCGTCGGCGATCTGCTTTTCCATCGCCGCAAGCGTGGAATACCGGTCGGCCTCGGGCTTGGCGCGCAGGCGCGCGTCGTTGACGATGGCGTTGGCGGTGTCGCGGGCGATGTTGCGCTGGAACTCATTGTCTGTGTCCAGTTTCTTGACCATGGCGTCGCGCTTGCCGGTCTGTTCGTAGGCGTCGCGCGCCTCGGCCACTGCAGCGGCCACGAACGCGGGGTCGTCCTGCAGGTCGTAGGCGCTCTTGGCGTCCATGAACGGCGCCATGCCGAACCGCTCAAGACGTGCGCGGCGGGCGTCGTCCATGCCCTTGCGCATGACGATCTGTGGCTCGACGCCCTGCTCCCGCAGGAACGTGCCCATCACCGCCAGGTTGCGCTCCAGTGTGCGCTGGCCGTTGCGCTCCAACTCCGACGAGCCCAGCAGCGCGCTCTCGCCCATCTGGTCGGCCACGGGCTTGATGCGCTTTTGCAGCGCGGCCTGAGCCTTGCGGTCGATGTCGCGCTCGACGTTCGGGTAGCGCGGGCTGTAGATGTCCGCGCCGAACACCTTGGTGCCGGCGTAGCCCTTGGGGTCGGCCAGGGCCTTGTTGCCGATCAGCGTGATTTCGCCGAACCCGGTAAGCGGGCTGTCCTTTTTGGTGACGGCGAGCGATGGCACCGGAATGCCGCCCATCTTCACCGCATGAAGCAGGTTCTCAGCGGTCAGGTTGTGGGTGACGATCAGGTCGCGCTCGTCGGAGTAGGTTGCTCCACGCTCGCGCGCAAAGATGTCGCCCTGATTCGGGTTGGCATCGGCCGCGCGGTCGCTGCCGGTCAGGGTGAAGTCGTCGCGCTCGGCATCGGCCTGGGCGCGCTGCTCGGCTTCGCGGTCTTGCTGGGCTTGCTCGCGCTGCGCTTGCTCCAGGCGCTCCAGGCGTTGCTCGATGTCAGCCTGGGTGTAGCTGGTCAGGCCTTCTTCTTCGGCGGGTCGGCCTGCTTGAGCTTCTGCAGGTGCTGCTGGTCTTGCGGGCTCAGCGGCTGGCCCTTGAGCATCTTGCCCAGCAGTCCCGCGCCCTGCGGGGTCTTCCAGAGTTTCCTGGCTTGCTCGTTCATCTTGCGGCCTCAGTTGGTTGATGATGTCCTGCCGTCCCGCGCGGGGCACTTCACCGAACATGTCTTCGGCCGGCTTGTTGGCTTCAGTGTATGCGGCGTCGGCCGCGCGGCTCAGCGCCTCCACCACGGGCTTGACGCTGCGCGGGTTGGCGGCGAACAGGTCCAGGATCACAGCCACGTCAGGATCGGCGGCCATGTCCAGCTGCTGCGCGGCCAGCTTCATGGGCTTGCCTTCACGGCGGGCGTTCACCGCAATCTCGGCCGCCTGGGTCACGATGTCGCGGATGTCCAGCGCACCGGCACCTTCCAGCCGGGCCATCTTCGGGGCCACCTGCGCCAGCGCGGACATCACGTTGCGCGCTTCGGGGTCCTGCGCCTGGGCGAACAGGCGGATCAGCTGGTCGTTGCCGTAGGCGCGGGCGAACACAGCCGCGTTGATGCGGTCCACGGCCTGCTTGGTCGGCTGGCCGTTGGTGTCGATCAGTCCACCCTGCTCGGCCTGCGGCATGGCGCGCACGAACTGGCGCACCGCTTCGGGGGTGATGCTGCCGTCCTCGGCAAACTGCAGGGCCTCCAGGTTCACGCGCTGGGCGTCGTTGTTGGCCTGCTCCACCGGCGACAGGTTCAGGTTGCCCACGGTGTTGGACACATCCCCGATGTCGGTCGTCACCTGCTCGGTGGGCATCACGCGCACCAGCACCGGCGCGCGCATGCGGCGGATCACGTCGGGGCTCACGCCATGCAGCGTGTCGCTGGCCAGCTCGTTGGCGTAGCCGGCGGTCGTGCCCTTGCTGTAGGCCTGCTGCAGGCCGGCGATGCGGCCGTTGCCGGCGATCGCGCGGATGCGCTGCACCGCCTGGTTGCCGTAGTCGGCATTGGGCGTGCCGTCTGCGCGGTTCGATGGCAGCACGTCGGCGGCCTCCACCACGGCGTACTGCACCGGGATGCGGCGGCCGTCGCTGGCCACGGCCACATCCTGGCGGCCCAGCTGCTCGGGCGCCACCTGGCCACCGGCCACCACGGGCGCGCCGTTGGCGAAGTCGCGCGAAAAGCCCAGCCGGCCATAGTCGGGGTTTCCTGCGATGCTCTGCATCTGCGCGATGCTCGACGGCGTGGCGCGATTGCGGTTCTGCAGGATGGGCGCATCCTGCGTCGGCCGGGATGCCCCAGCCCCTTCGCCCGTGGGCTGTGCAGGTTGCGTGACAGGTTCGGTAGTAGCGGCCTGAGCTTCGGCAGTAACGGGCGCCGCTCCGGTAGTAGCGGGCACCAGGTCGTCAAACGTCAGCCCATCGGCTTCCACATCGGCGGCGGCAGGTTCTGCGGGTACTCCAATGGGGGTGGCTGCATCGCTTCGCGCTGGCGCTGTCGCTTCAGCTGGCGGGGCTTGGGTTTCGGCTCGCTGGGCTGGCGGTACGTTTTGGACATTCTGGGTCTGCTCGATGGCCTGCAGGATGCGGTTGACCACCTCGGCCTCGGGCGGGGTGGTGGGTGCGGGGGCTTGTGCGGGTACCGGTGCGGGTGGCGTGGTGCGGCCAAACACTCGGCGCGCGGCCTCTTGGTAGTCGGGCAGCGTGGGCTCGGGCGGTTGCTGCTGGCCGGTCAGGCGGGTGGCCACGGCATTGGCGCCACCCATGATGCCGCTCTGGGTCAGGGTGGCCAGCAGGGTCTGGTACGCGGCGCCCGGGCGCTCGGCCAGGTAGTCGCCCCAGGTCTTGTCAGGGTTGGCCACAGCGGTGTCGATCGCGTCCTGCACGATCGTGGCCACCTGCTCGCCGGGCACCTCGCGCGCCAGGATGCCGGTCAGGAACTGGCCAGCGCCAGCGCGGCCGAACTGCTTGACCAAGAAGCCCATGGGCAGCTTCTCGGTGATGTACTCGGTGGCGGTCGATCCGGCCGCGCCGGCCAACGACTCCAGCGGCGAACCACCGCGCTGGCGGAACTTGCCGTATTCGTCGGGCAGCATGGGCGCCACCATGCCGCCCAGCGCCACATTCGGGTTGCGCGTGGCCACCGCTGCAGCCAAGGCAGGCAGCTGGCGGACGGTGCTCGACAGCCCGCTGTAGATGCCGCGCGCGGTGTCGCTTTCGAACTCGGGGGTGCTCACGGCCGTCATCAGGTCGGCCTGGCCGCGCTCCTTGCGGGACATGGCCTGCAGTCGCTCAGACCCCATGATGTCGCCGGCCATCTGGTTGATGCCGGCGCGCGCGTTCTTGCCGCCGGCCACCAGGTCGGTGATGACGCCTCTGGCCACGCTGCCGACTGTGGGCGCCGGACCGACGATGGGGCCAACGGTGCCGAATTGCTGCTGGCGCTTGGCGGCATCGTCCAGCAGGCGGCGGACCATGCTGGCGGCGCGGAAGTTGAAGGCCTGCGGATCGGCAGGCAGGCCATCCAGCACACTGCCGGATGATCTCGGCGCCGGCCCGCCGGCCGTGTCGGCCATGAGCTGGTCGGCGGCGTCCATCCAGCCCGGGCGCTTGCCCTGGGGGATCAGGTCATCGAACTGAACCGGCTCTGTTTGCGGCTCTGCTGGAGATGCGTACTTGGTCCATGGGCCTTCTGATGCTGCTGGTTTGGTTTGGTACTTTTCCCATGGGCCAGACATGCGCTACCTCACTTTTTCCCAGCTGCTGGGTGAAGCGGGGTCGCCACCCTTGAACCGGTATCCGTTTTCGATGGCACCGATTTTTGGCGTGGTCTGTGCGGGCGGCGGATTTTTGTTCCCAGCTGGCCGGCCTTGAGCCTCCCACTGTGCAAAGGCTGTGGCGGTCGGCTTGCGGTTGTTCTCAGTCGCCCAGCCATAGAACCGCTTGAGCGCATCCTGATCGGTGCGCATCATCGGCTTGCCAAAGGCGTCGGTGACAGGGCGACCTTTCTCGTCCAGGATGGGGATGTCCATAGACCGAATAACGGTCGAAGACAGCGCGCCCTCCGATCCTTCGGCGCCGGTGCCGGGTAGTGCGCCGGTCGTGCGCAGGCGCTCGGCCCTCTGGCGCTCGATGTCCGCCTCGGCGGCGTACTTGCTGGCATTCGCGTTCGATGCGTTCGCAGCACCACGGTCGCGCGCCACCTTGGCCCCGGACTCGCCCTCGAACAGCTTGCGCAGCACCTGGTCGAACACCACGCCCTGGCCGGTGGCCTGGTCAATGGCTCCGCCGGTGTCGCCCACTGCCTTGAAAGGCATGTAGGTCTCGCCCGGCTTGGCCAAGGTGTTGAGCCGGTTCATCACGTCCAGGTTGCCCATGTTGGCCACGGCCTGGTCGCGGATGTCTTGCGTCTGCAGCGCAGTGCCAGCGTTGGCAAAGCGCTCCATGTTGGTGTCGCCGGTGGCCTGGAACAGCTTGAAGGCGGTTTGCAGGTTGGCCGGTAGGGTGTCGTCCACCGGTCCGGTGCGCGCGGCATTGGTCAGGCGCAGGCCTTCGGCTTCCTGCCCCAGCTTGCCGGCTTCGGCGCCGTACTTGTCGCCGGCCATGCGCCGGTAATACAGGTCGGCCGCGCCGCGCAAAGCCTCTTGCTCGGCCTGCTGCCGCATCTGCGGTCCCAGCACGTAGGCCTTGAAGATGTTGCCGATGCCTTGGCCAGCCGCTTGTGCGCCGCCCGCGTCCAGGGTGAATCTCATGGTCACATGCCTCCGAGAATGCGCAGCCCGCCCGGCGCCTTCAGGCCGATGCCACTGCCACCGGTCATCTTCAAGCCCATGCCGCCGCTGGGTGCAAACAGGTTCATGCCTTCGCCGGCCGTGGCCTTCAGGCCCGTGCCGCTCGCCGCCGCACTGCCGCCACCCGCCATGAGGCCGGCCGAGCCGGCCGACTGCAGCAGGGAACCCAGAAAGACCTGGCCCGGGTCCACCAGCCCAGCCTGCTGGATGGCGATGTTGTCCGCGCCCTGGCGGCCGCGCGAGAAACCAGCGAGCTGGTCCACAGCTTGGCCGGTGTCCATCAGGCGGATGCCCTCGTTCATGCGCAGGCGGCTGGCGCTGGTCGTCTTGCCCAACAGCCGGGCCAGCTGCTCGGCCTGCTTCATGGTCTCCAGGTCGGCCGCTGCCTTGGCGGTCGCGTAGTCGCCGGACACATCGCCCTGGGTGGTCTGCTGCTGCGCGCGGATCGCCTGGCTTTCGCTCACGGGCTGGATCAGCGACTGCTCGATGTCGGCCGCCAGTTGCTCCTGCTCGGCCGCGCGCTTGGGCGTTTCGTAGCCGCTGGCGGCGTCCATGGCCTTCTTCTCGGCCTGCATTTGCAGCTCGCGCTGGGCCTGCAGGCTCGCGGCGATTTCGCGGCGCTGGCGTTCTTGCGCGTCGGACGATGCCTTGTACTGAATGCCCGCCCCGGCGACTGCCGCGACGAGGGCCGCAATGGTGATAGGGTCCATGACTGCTCCTTAACTGCCTTGATACCGCTGGGTGGGCGAAGAAACGCCCAGCCACTGCGAGCCCTGCTGCATGCCAGACTGCCGGCCCTGGTTCTGCTGGTTCATCAGGTAGGCCTGGCTCAGGTCGTTGAACAGGCTGCCCACCGTGGAGCCGGAGCGTGCGCCTGCTGCGTTGGCCGCGTTGACCTCCAGGCCATTGAGTGCTTGCTGCGCCGCCGTGCCGGTGTCGATGCCGGACTGCGCCAGGCTGATCAGGTTCGAGCGCGTGCGCTCGTCGGCCGTCTTCAGGTCGGCAGATGCCTGGTCGGCAATGCCGCCGGCGCGCATCAGGCCTTCGTTGGTGCGGCGGTCCAGGTCGGCCACGCTGTCCACGTTGACCGATCCGCCCAACAGGCCCGTGCGGGCCAGGCCAAAGCGGTTCAGGCGCTCGGCCTCAGTCGCTTGCCGGTCCACTTCGCGCTTGTTTAGGTCGTAGACGTTTTGCCGCTGGTCCGTGTAAAGCGCATCGCGCCCGCTGTTGTTGAACGTCGCATTGATAGCCTCAGTCGCCGCCTTGATGCGCGCCTGACGCTCTTCCTCTTGTCGTCGGGCTTCTGCCCCCGGATCGCCGCCGCCGCCGCCGCCCATATCAAACTCCTTCCATCACAAACGTGGCCCCGCATCGGCGGAAGCCCAAACGGTCATACAGACCCACGGCTGTCTCACAGCCAGAAATCACACCGGGCCTGATCTGCTTGGCACCGGCCAGCTTGGCCCAGTGCACAAACGCCTTGATCAGGCGCACCACCAGCAGGCCGCCCCGGTGATCCGGGTGGATGAACAGCGCCAGGTCGTTGGCCACCATGTCGTTGCCGAACCAGCTCTGCGTCACCATGCCGGCCATGCCGCCGATCAGTTCACCGTTTGTACCCTCGGCCACCACCACGAACTGACTTTTGTCGATCAGGTCGCCAAGGGTTTCCTTCACGCGGTCCACGTTGAAGTCCATGCCCGCGAACGTGCTTTCGTCGTGCATGAGGCGGCCCAGCACCACGATGTCGGGCAGGTCGTCCACAGTGGCCAGGCGCAGCTTCATGCAATGGCCCCCAGCACGTCGTAGTAGACCGTCACGCCATCCAGTCGAAACGGCTTGTTGTCGTAGTTGCGAAAGCGCAGCGAGAACTCAGTGCCGCAGCACTCCACCGAAATCATGCCGCCCGGCCGGGTGTTGCCCTTCACCTTCACCTCCGGGGTGAAGGCGTCCGGGTCGCGCACGTCGTAGCCCACCGAGACAAAGCACCGGCCTTCGATCACCACGTCGATGCCGTAGATGCGCTTGAGCTCGCCCGATGTCTTGAAGTCCATGTAGGGCAGCTGGATCAGCACCTCGTACTGGGTTCCGTCGTCGGTGCTCACCGCCGCGTCCAGCTTGAAGACCGAATCGCCGCTGCGGATGTACAGCTCCTGACCCAGCTCCGCGAAGGCGTCCACCGTCGTGCTCAGGAAATACTGGCTCCAAGCGGCGATCTTGGACGTGCGGCTGATCGAGTACACAAACAGCCGGTTGCCGATCGCGCACACGTACTGGCCGGTGCCGTAGAAGTAGAAGCTCTTGGGGTTGACGCCGGCCACCTTGGTTTCAGGGCGCACCAGCGCATCGATGGGAGAGCCCACATCCACATCGGCCAAGTTGTTGGTGTACTGCAGCGTGGTGATGGACCGAAAGCCGTAGTCGCTCAGGAAGTACAGGTCGCCGGCCACGTTGGCCACCGTGCGCGGGAAGCTGGTCCCCACGTTCTCCACGATGGTCTCCAGCTTCATGTTGGTGGGGTCCGGGTCCACGGTCCACACCTGGGCGCCGTCGCGCGTGAGCGCCACCAGCTTGCCCTGGTAGATGCCCAGCGCGTTGGTGGAGCGGTCCCCGCGACTGTTCAGGCCCGTGGGCAGGAAGCCGGCATCGTTGGCCGTCGTCCAGTCGCGCGGGTCGCCGGTCTTGGAGTAGCGCACCACGTCGCCGGCGCCAGCGCCCACCGCAAAGACCTTGCTGGCGATCTTGATGCAGGCCCGGGTGTCCGGGCAGTTGGCGTCCGCAATGTGCGTGGTCGCGCTGCCGTCCAGGTAGTGGTGCTCAATCTGCCCGCCGGCGTACTGCACGGCCGCGTAGATGAAGCCGTTGAACACGTCGGCAAAGGGCACATCGGCCACCGCCTGGGCGCCGCCGGAAAACTCCACCTTGTTGGCCTGGAACAGCGGGTTCGCGTGCGTCAGCGTGCCGTCGCCGTAGAACGTGTGCAGCTTGCCGAAGGCGGCAAACAGGCCC